CCAATCGCATCTGCAATATTTTTTGGATCGCACTTCTTGGCATCTACATACGCCGGACCGCTCTCGGTTATTACTTTTAAGAGAGTGTCCTGATCACATGGCACGGTTATGCCTGCACCCTCGATGAGTTCTATGTGCGCCGTGGATCTGGAGGCAATCACCGGCACCCCGCACAGCATTGCTTCCAGGGGTGTCCATGACAATCCCTCCTGCAAACTGCAATTAATAAACATATCGAATGAGTTATACAGCCTGGGCATGGACGCTGATAAATATTTTTGATTGTCAGGTTTTTTCAAGATCGCATTGGAAGGAAGACCGTAATCTTTCGCCGCCTGAATTAAATTATATTCATTGTGGAAATCTGTTTGTAAAAACAGGTACAGGTTAGGATTATCTTTATGAGCAATGGCAAACGCTTTGATCAACCCCTGCAAATCTTTTCTTGTCTGATTCAAAGCAACACATCCCAAAACCAGATCACCGGGCTTTAAATAGGGATATAATTTTTGACGAACTGCATTTCGAGTAAAATTGTTTTCAGGTTGCCAAATCTCAGCGTTCTTCAATGGAGGACGAAAGTATCGAATACGTGGAACAAAATCTTTCAGCATGTTCTCCCCATATTTCGAATACACACACGGGAAGTCCAGCCAGTTTATCCACTGAATCCAGTCATGACGAATATGTTGCAGGTCATATGGAAATATAGCTGCAAGCTTAAAAGGTTTATTCGGAACCTTAACAAGCGATTTCAATACTTCCAAATATTCCCAAAGATCCACGCCGACAAAAACAACCGCATCGTGACCACCGGCCATCATTACCTGGTATAGTTTAGGAAAGCTTAAGGGATAACTGCCATCATTGGCCGCAATGATGGAATAAGGCAATGGATTGTACAGCATGGAGGACCACTCTACGGTCGGAGGATCCACAGCAAAACAGGAGGCGGAATAGCGAGTTTTATCCAGCTGTGATAAAATCGCATACATCATGGCGGAGTTGCCCGCCGTCGCAAAGGGATTCAGCCCTACGAATAAAACTTTCTTCATTTTTTAATTCACCCTCGCGTGATTATGCTGAAAACACTCTGTCTTCAACAATCGGTTTCTCAAAGTTACCGGGTATCCTCACCCAGGATAATTAAATCTACATTCTCGTACCGTCTTTTCTTCACCACTTCCACCTGATAATATTCAGTCGCTGAAATCCAAAAACGATCAAGGTACTCTACCCCGACCGTGCTCGGAACATAACAGTCTTCAGATGTCAGTCCCAAAAGCGCCAGCTCCTCATCCGTGTCCAGCTCATTTCCGTACAGGGATTCGGTAATCAATGCATTTACAGCACTGTCAATCGTCGCAAATGTGGTATTAATGGTATAATTGGTTCTTGTGTCTGTCGGTCTCTGCAAGGTTGCCAGAACATTGCATTTATACAGCACCGAGTCATACCGATAAATCGCATCTTCGAACATGCTCGGCGTTTTATTCATGATAATGAATCTACGCCCATCGGACAATTCAAGCACGTCCCCGGCAACGGCCTGCGAATCGGAAGCAATCCAGGCTTCCAGAAAAAATTCCCGGATAAACGGTTTCGTGACCTGTTTGTTTATTTTAGTATAAATATACTCCCCGGTAATATCTCCGGCCGCTCGAATAATCGTAACGGATGTTCCAATTTCTTCGATAACTTCTTTTAAGTCAGCAGCAAGTGTCATTAATCACTCGTCCAGTCTGATGAATCTTTGTATTCCGTAATGTCATTGCCGGCGATATCATATTCAATCCCGGGCCTCGCAATTGTGCCGAATCGTTCATAAGTATCGATCATGGACAAATCTTCTTCCATCATCTTGTCAAACCGAAGATCCATGAACTCAATCATTTTACCGTAATGCTGGAATCGCTCTCCAAGATGAATTTGTTCCACCTTGAACTTCCGGACAGACCCCGCCCACAACCGAAAATAACCGTGCCGCTTGGTGCGCAGCTTGCCCCAATACTCCTGGAACGATCCGGATAAAGGGAAGGCCCAGCCCGTATCTCCGATCATCTCATCACAGCACTCGTCCACTTCGCCGGATGTTAAATAATCTCCAAGGCTGGCATCTCCTAAAACCAGAGTTATTAATTCGGATTTTTCCATTCAAATTTCTTCAGTAATAATTGACGCTTTGTTCTGGCGCCACGTTCGTTGTGAAACCATGGCGTGGCCTGATATTGAATTTCCTTCGGAGCATACTGCGCCCGGTTTAAAACGGGACGATCAAACTTCCGAAATATAACATCGCCCAATACCGGAGGATCTTCTTTTTCTTCTTCTTCCAGGATTAACGTATTCACTCGGCCGGATTTGACCGCCTTAATTTCTTCGGCAATATCTGACGGAAAGGGGGGGCCGCTCAGCACCGTTCCTTTCCGCCAGAGCACCTTGCCCTTAAGATTGCAATTCACAGTAACCTTCATGACTTACCTCATGATTGATTATAGTCTGGTAAATTCAATCCATGGCGGACTGGACAGGAAGTCATCCGTTACCAGCTCACCACTTACCGGATTAAAAATTACAGTTAGTTGCGCTTCACCGGAAATAAGATCAGCCGCGCTGATCGTAAAGCTGTGATCCACATACAGACCGGTTGCAGTAACTTCACCACTGGAATACCCGCCACAATTTGAGTCGCTCGCGGGCGCGCTGCCAACACCCACCATATACGCTTCAACCTGCATGGTCGGAGTATCATTCGTGCTTGAAACTGCCGCCAAAAAATGAACGGTCAAATCTTCCGTAGTGTCCAGATCGTCCGGCAAGATAAACATGGCGGCCATCTTCGTGTGACTGGATCCACCATTGTTCCACCGCAACATCAGCTCCTTGTTGCTGTACTGATTCCAGCCATCCGTGTGCTCACCGGAATATGCCGAAATTGCAGCCCCGGTTTCCAGTCGAAGCGCCACAGGACGACCCACCGTCACCAGTGAGTTTTCAATGAACTTCTGGGTTTTTATGCTTGGCCAGGGACCAAAAATCTGATTTAAAGCCATAGGACACCTCCTTATAGAACCGTGTATATAAAGACAGCATCCTCAAAATATAAGACGGGCAGTCCTTTATTCTCCACCCGGATGAAAATACCATCAGGATCTTTTTTCTCCCAACGATCCAGCTTCATGCCGTAATGCCGATCAAGGCCGAACGGGGCCTTGGCAAACTCGGCAATCTTCTGACCCTCAACCTCAGAGCTGAACATGCAGAACTTATCCGTAGGAATAAACTTGCGAGTCATGGTTACGCAATCCTCACCGGCCTTGTACGAACTGTCCAGCGTACCCGTAGCGGTAAGCGTACCGGAGGATTCGCTCTTAGCTGTGATCGTTAAGGACTCTTTGGTATTGGCACTGACATCACGAACATAAATTGTAGCGCCAACAACAAAATTCGTCACGTCATCCACATAGACCGTATGAGAACCAGCGCCTGCTGCAAGCGCCGAAGTCAACCATCCGCGAACCTGGTACATCTGGTTATACAAAACCATGTTTTTAATGTTCAGCAGATCACCGAGCACCTGGGTAGGCCGTGCAAACAGATCACCCTGACCATAATTGGATTTTGAAAGCAAAGTCTGAATCGTCGGATTCAAAACCATCTCTTTCAATACCTCAGTTGTGAACAGCGCAAAGTCTATCTCCGAACTGTTCGCATTTTCCATGGTCAGTTTGGCATCCATGATGTCTTCCACAATGTTGGCCGTGTCCTGGTCCCACTTTCTGGCGCCATAATCCACAGAAATGGTTTTCTGGTTGGGATCCACATAAGTTATGGTTCCTTCAGTCAGCATTTGAGCAACCATCCATTCCTTTCGACGGTCGCACCGGTTGCGAAGCATCTGCATCTGCTGCGCCAGATATTTCTTGGCCGCATAATATGTCTGTTTTGTTCCGGGTTCCCGAATATTGTTTAAAAACGAAGAACCAAAATACATCTTTTCTTTCCAAAAAGCTGACATGGCTTTATGGGTTGCCACGCCAATGGGAGCCAAACGCGGAGCCTCGACATCCTCGTTGGAAAACGGAGTCAAGCCCCGATCACCGGTTTGAGCCTCCCACTCAATCTCATCACTCGGCCAGTTGTCTTCTCCGAAAAGTTTCAGCAAAAGCAGTTTGGGGCTTTGCATAAACCTTTGAATCAGCTTGGTCAAAGTGCTTAATTTAAGTTCTGGAATATCTCGCATTTTTTTATACCTCCATCAATTACTGTTAAAACCCATCATCGTCTTGGCGGACACAGGGTTATTTCAAAACAATGAACTGGCCGGATTCAACGCTGCTCAAATCCGTCTGAACCTTAGAATCATAATTAAACACCATGCCTTTATACAGCATGGCATTGCTCAGAATAATAACCCCCTGAGCGCCGGCAGCATCTTCTCCGGTTCCGGTATCCACACCGCCGAACAGAAATCCTAGCGCGCAGGTGTAGGGCGAACTTGTCGCTGTCTGAATGAAGATCGCACCGTTCTTGGCGGTCGTAATGCCTGTGGGCACATCATCCGTGCCGGTAATTACTGCATAGTTCGGGTGCGTAGTTCGATCAATGGCGGTAATTGCTCCCACATCAACCGGGTTCAGATCGCTGTCCACTGCTGCGATATGATCGCCAACAGCGAACTTATAGCTGTCATCAAGGGTGACATAGGCATATGCACTTGCCGCGCCATTCTGGAGCAGGTACGCACCATGAAAGTTGTCCGTGTCGGAAGACGGATTTTCAAAGGCATACGGAACACACTGATACACCCGGTTCGTGCTCTCCGAAATCTGAGCCAGCACCGTACCGGGTTCCAGGTATCCGTATCCTGCCGGGATAAAAACCTCGCGTTTTAACGCCAGGTTAATATCACTGTAAAACACTCGTTTTGGATCGGTTTGATACCCCCTCAACACCTGAGGAGTGTCACTTAAAGTTGCCATAATTCTATTACCTCCTCTGTTTTATTTTTGAACCATACCTACCAGTTCATCGACCAGGGCATCATCGTCCTCGACAGTCTCACCTTCCGCTGCCCTGCCCACAAACCCGGCGCCAGCCACTTCCGGGCCAATATCTTTTTCCCAGTCCTCGATCTCAGTCTTTACAGCCTCGGAAAACCCTTTCCTGTCAAACTCGCCATCCTTGTAAAAACCGTCGAAAGACACTCCGCGCTTAACACGATCATGGTGTTTTGCCGGAATCTTACTCTCACCCAGGGCAGCATTAAAAATCTCGTCCGCCCTGTCCTGAGCATCCCGCCGATCCCTTGCGGCGTCTTTTTGTTCCAGCGCTACCATACGCTTGCCGATCTCCTTGTTCTCTTTCCCAAGCTCCTCGTTGGTTTCGGTAAGCGTGGCAACCTGATCCTGCAATTCCTTATTGGCAGTCTCAAGCTGCTCACGTTCCACATTGAACTGAGCAGTCACGCTCTCTTTCGTATCATCCTGAATCTTCTTATAAAGATCAGGGTGCTCTGCTTTTAATTGCTCAAGGTCCATATTAACCTCCTTTTTACTTGTGATAACTTTATTTTTAACCTGCATGGCTGGCAGGATTATCTGCGTTAATTTATCAAGCGTTGCAATATCGTTCACCAGGCCGGCGGTAATGCCCTGCTTCCCGATGAATATTCGGCCATCCGCCATGTTCTGAAGCACGGTATCGGAAGACACCCCCCGAAACCTGGCCACACTATCCACAAACACCGTGTATAAATAGTCCACCATACTCTGAATATATTTGCGCCCATCCTCGGACAACGGTTCATGCTGTGACGCAATCCGCTTGTACCTGCCCGCATAAATCTCCGTGGTTTTAATCCCTTCTTTTTCCTCAAACTTGGAATAGTCCACATGCTGGGCCACAACGCCGATGGAACCGGTCTGAACCGTATCTCCGGAAATATAAATTTCATGAGCGGCGGACCCAATCCAGTACGCCGCGGATCCCATCGTGCCATCCGAGTGCGCTATAATTTTCTTTTTATCCCGGCCCTCAAAAATAAAATTGGCCAACTCCAGAGTTCCATCCATGGTGCCACCGGGAGAATCAATGTCCAACACAACCCCCCTGACATCAGGATCGTCCAGAGCCTTGCCAATGTCCCGCATAACCAGTTCGGAAGACACTCCTCCTGAAATCTGCGTAAACATATTGGCGCGCTTGGCCATAACTCCATGAACAGGAATAATTGCAATATCATTCACAACCCTGTAAGGCTTGGACTCATTTTTCAGGGGCTTGCCAATCTTGGCTTCGATAGACGCAATGTCTATCTTTTCTCCGCGGGAATGCTTGAAATAAATTTCCTGAATTTCAATGAGCTTTTCAGGCACAATGGCCCAGGGACTGGTCAGTACGTCAAGCAGATTCATGATGTTTCTCCAAAAAAAAAGAGGGGTTTGTTATCAGGGGCGCGACCCCCGATAACTTTCCTATATTATACTTGCCATATAAAGTTTATTTTTGAACAATGCAAGTGAATAATGAACTTTTTTTAATTATTTAAAATTATTAGGCCAATTTTTTCTTGTTCTGGTTTATGTAGGCCCGGGGATTGTGATAATTAAATATTACTCCTCTTACTGGGCCAAACCTTCATTGTTGCAAGCAATATCCCAACGATAAACTGTATTGCAATCACAATCCCCAGGCCCACGTAAACAAACATCTCCATTTTTTCCACGGACTCTTTTGTCGCAAAAAAATTATGATCGTTTTTAGCTTCCTGCAGTTCCACTTTGGTTGCAAAAGTGCTGGCGTCCATACCTTGAAGTCTGTAATCGAGGTCCAGCTTTGCCCGATCAACCGATTCCTTGATTGAGCAGACATTTATATCGAGTAAGCTTTCAATTCTTTCAAGCCTTACATTAAGCGTCTCTATTCTTGCTTCCAAATAATCTCTGGTCACGAGCTTATAATGATTAGGCTCCGATTCCGAGGCGAATAAATCAGCAGCAAGCAGAATTACCATTATCATTATTAAGGGTATTGTTTTCAATTTGCGCCCCTATCTGTTCTTTTCACTGTTCTCAATCCATGCGCTAAGCACGGATATTTTCTTGTCAATCTCAATCAACATATCTTGGGTATGTTGCCGGTGAAGCTGGACATTCCTGATCCGTTTACGAAACTCATCAATTGCCTTTTGAGCATTTTTGTCAGCTTCTTCTATCTGTCGCTTTCCCTCTTCGGATTGAGTCCAATTAATAACCTTCCTGGC